TGGTTACAGAGATGTGGATGGATGGTCCAAACGGTTATGGTAAGTTAAAACTTATCCCTACCCCTATGGGAAACATTATCAAAACATTGCTTGAAAGCGGTGTAAAATTAGGTGTCAGCAGTCGTGGATCCGGCAATGTTACTGAATCAGGTAACGTGTCGGATTTTGAAATTGTAACTGTTGACGTTGTAGCACAACCTAGTGCTCCAGAAGCCTATCCAACACCAATTTATGAAAGAGTAATGGGAAGTCGTAGACGTGCCGCTCTAATGGATGTGGCCTATGCGGCGACCTACGATAGGTCCGCACAAAAGCACCTTGAAAACGAGGTGACTAGATTTATTACAAATCTAAAGAAAGTCTGAGGAAAAAGCTATGAGTCAATTTACAGAAATGTTAGGTTCGTTAGTTTTATCCGAAGAGGTGCGTGAGAATATCAACGCCGCTTGGGAAAAACACTTAGCCGAAAGCCGTGAAGAAGTTACGGCAGAACTACGTGAAGAATTTGCTTCACGTTACGAGCATGATAAAGGTCAACTTATTGAAGCAATGGATAAGTTAATGCAAGACACTATCAATGCCGGTGCACAAGATTTAAAAACATTGCGTGAAGAAGCAGTTGCACAGCGTACAAAGTATGCTGCCAAGATCAAAGAAGATGCAGCCTTGTTACAAAAATTAGTAACAGAAACTCTTGCAAAAGAAGTTGCTGAACTTCGCAGTGATCGTGCCGCTTCTAAAGCAGCCGTTGCTCAACTTGAAGAATTTGCTTTACGCAAGTTAACAAGTGAACTAAGCGAATTGCATGAAGATCACAAGAGCCTAGTTAACGCTCGCGTTAAACTAGTTGCCGAAGGTCGTAAGGCAATTGAAGAAGCCAAGAGTGCTTTTGTTAAGAAAGCCAGCGAAAAGGTTAACACCATTGTTGCTGAAACTTTCAAGAAAGAAATCACTCAGCTTAAAACAGATATTCGCGAAGCAAAAGAAAACAACTTTGGTCGTAAGATCATGGAAGCTTTTGCCGCAGAATTTATGGCATCTAAGTTTGCAGACGGTACTGCCGTAAGCCAACTTAACAAATCAATCGTCGAAATCCAAGGTCAATTAAAAGAGGCTCAAAAGACTATTGAAGAGAAAGAACAACAAATTAGCGAGTCGCTTCGTCGTCAGCGCATTGCGGAAGATCAAGCACAGCGAGTTCGCGTAATGCAAGATTTGTGTGCCCCATTGTCAAAAGACAAGCGTGGCATCATGGAAGAACTTCTTGAAAGCACAGAAACATCTAAGCTAAAAGACCAATTCCAGAAATTCTTGCCATCAGTCCTAAACGAAGAAGTTCGTCGTGAGAAGAAACAATTAGTTGAAGGACAACAATCGCAGAAGACTGTGATTACAGGTAATAAGACTCAAGTTGAGATTGTTGCCGCCCCAGCCGAAGCTGACGAAACTATTCAACAGCTACGTAAACTCGCTGGTATTAAGATTTAATTTAGGAGACTATTATGTCACAAGCTCTATTTGAAGCTAAAAATTGGTCTGCTACTAAAGAAGCTTTAGTAGAAGGCTTACAAGGTCAACGTAAGACCACAATGGAAGTTGTTCTAGAGAACACAAAGAAGTACTTGACAGAAACTGCAACTACTGGTGCTACAGCATCTGGTAACGTTGCTGTTCTAAACAAGGTTATTCTACCAGTTATTCGTCGCGTTATGCCAACAACAATCGCTAACGAATTAGTTGGTGTTCAACCTATGCAAGGTCCAGTTTCTCAGATTCACACATTACGTGTACGTTATGCAGAAGCTATGGCTGAGAAGACAGGTGCCGGCGCTGGTGATGTTATCGGTGGTGCAGTAAGTGCTAACGATGAAGCTCTAAGCCCATTCAAGATCGCTCAACAATATTCTGGTGCAGCCGCTGGTACAGCCGCTTCTACAGCTAGCATGGAAGGTGTTGGCGGTAAGAAGATGAACATCCAGATCTTGAAAGAGACTGTTGAAGCTAAGAGCCGTAAGTTAAGTGCTCGTTGGACATTTGAAGCCGCTCAAGACGCTCAAGCCATCCACGGTGTTGACGTTGAAGCGGAAATCATGGCCGCTCTAGCACAAGAAATTACTGCTGAAATCGACCAAGAAATCATTGGTAGCCTAGTTAACCTAGCAGGCACACCATACGGTACATATGACCAAGGCGCAGTATCTGGTACAGCTAACTTCGTTGGTGACCAACACGCCGCTCTTGCAGTATTGATCAACCGTGCCGCTAACGACATCGCTAGCCGCACACGTCGTGGCGCTGGTAACTACATTGTTGTAAGCCCAACAGCTTTAACAATTCTACAAAGCGCAACAACATCTGCTTTCGCTCGTACAACAGAAGGTACATTCGAAGCTCCAACAAACACAAAGTTCGTTGGTACACTAAACAGCTCTGTTCGTGTATACGTTAACCACTACGCCGGTGATGACGCTCCTGTCCTAATCGGTTACAAGGGTGCTAACGAAATGGATGCTCCAGCATTCTATTGCCCATACATCCCATTGATGAGCTCTGGTGTTATCCTTGACCCAGCTACATTCGAACCAACTGTCAGCTTCATGACACGTTACGGTTATGTTGAACTAAGCAACAGCGCATCTTCTCTAGGTAACGCTGCCGACTACGTTAACACAATCGCTATCGATAGTGGCAACCTAAGCTTCATCTAATCTTTAACTAGGTTAGTTAAGTAGAACGAAAAGGACTCTCTGGAGTCCTTTTCTAATGGGTAAGTACAATATGTTCACAGATATGAAAGTACGCTTCGAAAGAGCAAAACTATGCCAAGGGTGCGAATATTATCGCCGTAGTACCCGACAATGTACTGAATGTGGATGCTTAGTTAGTTTAAAAGTTATGCTGGCAGACACAGAGTGCCCAAAAGGGAAATGGGGGAAAACCGAATCGGGTACTGATATGTTTGCTGAAATAGCTAATCAGGCGCATAAGCTTTTTAACAAAGAAGCAGGACCAAAAAAATGAGCCTCTGGTAAATAACCTAGAGGAGGCCAATATGCCAAAATTAGATGAATTTTTACAAACTGATAAACCAGGCCCAATGAGCCCGCAAGTTCAAATGAACATTGATGCTAAAGTAGCCGCAGGTGGCTGGTCGTCAGCTGATGAAGCCGCAAAAACAAAAGCCATAGCAGATGCAGCCGCACAGGTAGCAGTTCAGGGTGCTACAAATACACTTGAAACAAACGACAAATTTGGTAATTTTATCAACAGCAAATGGCGCCCAATGATGGCGTTCATTTACATGATCACATGTGCCACAGACTTTGTAATTTTCCCAGTGTTATGGAGTGTGCTACAAGCAGTTCAAGGTGGTCAAGTTACAAGCCAATGGAGTCCGTTAACATTACAAGGCGCAGGATTGTATCACATTGCAATGGGTGCAGTTCTAGGTTTAGCCGCATACGGACGTAGCCAAGAAAAGATTGCAGGAAAAAGTTAATGTCAATTAATACAAACCACTCGCAGGAATCATTTACACCAGACTCTGGTGTTCTTAAAATTGAAGGTACAGGAGCCTTAAAGCTTCCTGCTGGTGGTGAAGTAGATAGGCCATCTATCAATGTTGGTGGTTATATTCGTTTTGCAACTAACAATACTACCACAGAATATTTTGATGGTACAGCATGGCAAACACTAACTTCAAAAGAATATGTTGACAATGAACTTAACAATATTACATTAGATAAGCTTGTTGATGTTCAAAGCGCAACTCCAACTGATGGTCAAGTTATCTCTTATGATGCTAACCTTGGCCAATTCAGAACACAAACACAAGCCTTAACTGTTATAACAAGATTGTTTACTGGTACAGGCACAGCATTTGATTTTGATATCATTACAAGTGTAGGAAGTGTACAAAATTTAGTAGTAAGCGTTGATGGTATTCAACAAGAGCCGTTTTACAGTTACACATTAACTGATGGTCATATTGTTAGCTTTGACGAAGCACCAGAAGCTGGCGCACGTATCCAAGTTAAAATCTTAAAGAGTACTACTTCAACTGACCGAGCAAGACCTAGGGTTACTGGTGTAAGCTATAGCACTATTGGTCCTTATACAACAATTTCTATTGTAGCAACAGACATCACATATGGCACTGGTGCTAGAATTGGTAATCAAGAAATCACACGTATTGATTATCCAACAGTTAATACCATGCAACTTATGGTAGAGACAAGTCAGGTTAGTGGCTCCTTATGGAATACTCCACAAGACTTGACACTGGTAGATACCAGCGGAAATGAATTTGTATTTCCGAATCTAATAAACTATGGCATGTCTAAGCCTTACTGGACAAATTCAAATTCCTATATTGGAACTTTTTCAGCCGGAGACACCATTAATTTTGTACTTGGGGTAAATAATGCTACAAGTATTACAATTGATCCTGCTTATGCAGGTGAATCTGCAATTGGATGGCTATCCATTAGCAACGGAAATATTGTAGGAACTGCTCCTAATAATAGCAGTCCTAGTCGATATGAAGTTGCCGTTACTGCCAGCAACGGAAGCGTTAACATAACGAGAAACTTCTGGTTGTTGGTTATCTGAATATTCTCTATGTTGGTCTGACACCATACTTAAAATGTCAACTGGGGTTTCAGAGAAACCCAATACAAGGGAAAAAATAAAATGCCTTTAATTAAAGCAAGGTCAAGCTCGATTATCAATGATATCGACTTGCGTGGAACCCCTACAGCCCCAACGGCTAATACAGGTTCTAATACTACCCAAATCGCTTCTACAGCTTTCGTTAGCGGAGCCGTTAGTGATTTGATTAACGCCGCACCTGCTGTTCTAGATACACTATCTGAATTAGCAAGTGCTATTAATGACGATCAGAATTTTGCAACTACCGTTGCCAATTCTATCGCTACTAAAGTTGCCCTAAGCGGTGACACAATGACTGGCTTCTTGACTCTACATGCAGATCCATCTAATTTGATGCACGCCGCAACAAAGAGTTATGTTGATGCTCAGATCAACGCACAGATGATCTACAGTACAGATGATGTTCCAGAAGGTTCTTTAAATCTATACTACACAGATTCTCGAGTTCGTAATGCATGGTCTTTACAAAGTGACAACACAAGCGTATTAGACTATAACAGCACAACTGGTGTTTTAAGCTACAATCATCCACTAAGTGATGGTATCTTAGAAGGTACAACAAACTTGTACTACACTGACAGTCGTGTACGTAATGCCATTAGTTTAACAAGTGACGATAGCCAGATTTTAGGTTATAGTTCTACAACTGGTGCTTTTACTTGGACAACACCAGATACAGATAAGATTGTTGAAGGAGCAACAAATCAATACTTTACAACAGCTCGTGCTCGTAATAGCGTAAGCAATGGTTCTAATATTGATTATGATGCATCCACAGGTATCATCAGCACACAAGCTGCCGTTTGGAGTGTTAATGGTCAAACTCATACTGTCGTATTGAACACAGATGACGTAAGCGAAGGTAGCTCAAACTTATACTTCACAAACCTACGTGCATCTAACGCAATCAGCTTAACAACTGATAACAGTAACATTTTAAATTATAACACCGGTACAGGTACATTTACATTTGTAACACCTGACACAGACGCTATTGCTGAAGGTGCAAATAATTTATATTATACAAATACTCGCGCTCGCAATGCTATCAGCTTATCTTCAAACTGGGGTAACGTTAGCTATGACAGCACAAGTGGTATCATCACTGTAACAGCACCAAGCACTGATGAAGTAACAGAAGGTACAACAAACAAGTACTACACAGATGCTCGCGTTCGTAATGCCGTAAGTTTAGTAAGCGACAACGCAAGTGTATTAAGCTACGACAATACAACTGGTACATTTACATTCAGTCTAGGTAGCCAAACTACTGATGACGTTGCTGAAGGTACAAATAACTTGTACTTTACAACAGCTCGTGCTCGTCAAAGTGTTGATACAGCAGCCGGTAGCTGGAACCTATTCAGTTACAACAGCACAAGCGGTGAGTTTACATTAACAACTCCTGACACAGATGATGTTGCTGAAGGCGCTACTAACCAGTACTATACAGATGCTCGTGCTCGTGCATCAGTTAGCGCAACTAAAGTAAGTGGTGATGGTTCATTCAGTTACGACAATGCAACTGGTGTGTTCAGCTACACAGGTCCAGATGATGCTGACTATCGTCAAGCCGTTAGTGCTAATGCAGCCAGTGGTGATGGTAACCTACAATACAACAGCACAACTGGTGTATTCACTTATGATGGCCCAACAAATGCTGACTACCGTGGTGCAGTAAGCGCATACCGTGCAAGCGGCGATGGCGATTTACAATACGATAGCTCAACAGGTGTATTCACATACACAGGTCCAAGCGCAGCCGAGACTCGTCTACATTTCAGTGCTACAACAAGTGGCACAGGTTTTGGTGATCTAACATATGATAACACATCTGGCGTATTCACATACGCTAAAGTTACAAGTGCTGATGTTCGTGGTGAATTAAGTGCCGCAACAAGTGGTACTGGTCACGGCGGTTTAACATATGATAGTGCTTCTGGTACATTCACATTTGCCAAAGTAACAGCCGCAAACATTCGTGGCGAACTAAGTGCTACAACAGCAACTGGTGTTACATACTCTAGCTCAACTGGTGTAATTGCTCTTGCAAGTATTCCAAATAGCAGTTTGACAAACAGCGATGTTACAGTTAACGGTCACGCAATTTCTTTAGGTGCTAGTTACACACTAGACACTGACGATATCGGCGAAGGTGCAACAAACAAGTATTGGACACAAGCTCGTTTTGATACAGCACTAGCTGGCAAAACAACAGATGATGTAACAGAAGGTTCTAACCTATACTATACACAAGCTCGTTTTGATAGCGCATTTGCTGCCAAAGACACAGACGGCTTAGCCGAAGGTGCAAACAACCTATACTACACAACAGCTCGCACTCGTGCTGATGTTAGTGGTGGTACAGGTGTAACTTACACACAATCAACTGGTGTATTTGCAATTGGTCAGGACGTTAGCACAACAAGCAACGTTACATTCAATGATGTAACAGTTAGCGGTGACTTAACAGTTCAAGGTACATTAACATCTATCAACTCTGTTGACTTAACAGTTACAGACAAAAACATCACTATTGCTGATGGTGCTGCCAATGCAGCCGCAGCCAATGGTGCTGGTATTACAGTTGCTGGTGCTAATGCTACTATCACTTATGCAAGTGGTACAGACAGCTGGGACTTCAACAAAGACGTTAATGTTAATGGTGATTTCTCTACAACAGGTAGCTTATCAGCTGCCAGCTTCACTGGTCCATTGACAGGTAATGTAACTGGTAACGTAACTGGTGATTTAACTGGTAACGTAACAGGTAATGTAACTGGTGATGTTACAAGTTCTGGTACAAGCACATTTGCTACAGTTGATATCAACGGTGGTAACATCGATGGTACAGTAATTGGTGGCGCAACAGCAGCCGCTATCACAGGTACAACAGTAACAGCTACAACAGGCTTTACAGGTGACCTAACAGGTAACGTAACAGGTAACGTAACAGGTAATGTTACTGGCGATGTAACTGGTAACCTAACAGGTAACGTAACTGGCCAAGTTAGTGATCTAAGCAACCACACTACTGATGATGTTGCTGAAGGTTCTAACAACCTATACTTTACAAACGCTCGTGCTCAGAGCGCAATCAGTGCTGGCAACAGCGGAACTGGTTTTGGTAGCCTAAGCTACAACAGCGCAACTGGTGCATTTACATTTGCTAAGGTAACAGCCGCAGATGTACGTGGTAACCTAAGTGCAACTAAAGTAAGTGGCGACGGCAACTTCAGCTACGATAGTGCAACTGGTGCATTCAGTTACACTGGTCCTGATGATGCTGACTATCGTACAGCAGTAAGTGCAACTAAAGTAAGTGGCGATGGTAACTTCAGCTACGACAGCACAACTGGTGTATTCAGCTACACAGGCCCAAGTGCTGCCGACACTCGCGCACACTTCAGCGCAGTTGATGCTGGCGGTGATGGTAGCTTCAGCTACAACCAAAGCACAGGTGAATTTACATACACAGGCCCAAGCGCAAGCGAAGTCCGTGCTCACATCAGTGCAGTTACAGCAGAAGGTGCTACATTTGACAGCTCCACAGGTGCTATTGGTTTAGCAAACATTCCAAATAGCAGTTTAGCTAACAGCGATATCACAATCAACGGAACAACTATCAGCCTAGGCGGTAGCGATTCTATTGATACAGATGCTATCAACGAAGGCGTAAACAATCTGTACTACACAGATACAAGAGCTCGTGCTTCTTTAAGCAGAACAACATCTAATTCATCTATTTTTGATTATGACAGCACAACTGGTGCATTCACATTCAACTTAGCTAACATGGACACAGATGATGTTGCTGAAGGTGCAACAAACTTATACTTCACAAATGCTCGTGCTCGTAACGCAGTAAGTGTAAGTTCTACATGGGGTAACATCAGCTACGATAGCGCAACTGGTGTAATCACTGTAACATCTCCAGATACAGATGATGTGACAGAAGGTACAAATAACTTGTACTTCACACAGGCTCGTGCTCGTACTAGCGTAAGCTTAACAAGTGATAACCAAAACGTATTGGCTTATGACAATACAACTGGTACATTCACATTCAGCTTATCTAGCTCAACAACAGATGATGTTGCTGAAGGTAGTACAAACTTGTATTTCACAACAGCCCGCGCACGTAACAGCGTAAGCAACGGTTCTAACATTGATTACGATGCATCTACAGGTATTATTAGTACACAAGCCGCAGTTTGGAGTGTAAACGGCCAGACTCATGCAGTTGTTCTAAATACAGATGACGTAAGCGAAGGTAGCAACAATCTGTACTTTACAGATGCCCGTGCCCGTGCAGCCGTATCGTTAACAAGCGATAACACAAACATCTTAGACTACAATACTGGTACAGGTGCATTTACATTTGTAACACCTAGCACAGATGCAATCGCCGAAGGTAGCACAAACTTGTACTACACAGATGCTCGTGCAGATGCTCGTATTGCAGCCGCAAGCGTGTTTGATTTGTCAGACGTTGACTTAGGCGGTAACGCTCTAAGCGACGGTTATACACTAGTTTGGTCTAGCGTAGCTCAGAACTTCGTTCCACAGAACGTTGCTGTAACAGCTACAACACTAAACTTCACTGGTGATGGTACAACAACAAGCTTTAGCTGTGGTGTTGAAGTAAGCTCAATTGATAACACTCAAGTGTTCATCAACGGTTTAATTCAAGCTCCAACATACTCTTACACATTAAACACAGTTAGTGGTGTAACAAGTATTGTTTTTGATGCCGCTCCAGAAGCTAACGATTACATCTTCGTTCGCGTAAGCGCAACATCTAGCTTAACAGCTGGTGGTGTTCTAAACGAACAAAGCCAAATCGACGGCGGTACATACTAATCAGCTTAGACTGATAGTATCAAAAGGGTGTAGCCTAGCTACACCCTTTTTCACTAAATAACATATCGCTAAGAAGCACCAGGTTGCCCAAAAATGCCATTATTTCGCGGAAAAAATGTAGTAAGTGCAGTCTCTGACTATAAAGACAGCGTCAGAGTAGCACTTAGATCTAATATAAATTTGTCAGGAACTGTATCAATTGTTGATGGGGTAACTCTGTCTGACAAAGATCGTGTCCTTATAGCAGGACAAAGTGTTGCTTCTCAGAATGGAATTTATGTTTGGTCTAGCGCAACTAATAAATTAACCAGAGCAGAGGATGCTGATTCTCAATTTGAATTAAGTCCGGGAAATAGGATATACGTTGAAGAAGGTAATACTCACGCTTTATCAAATTGGGTACTAATCACCACTGGTATTATAGTACCGGGTATTACAAACATTGTATTTTCTAAAGAAAGTAAGGTAGGACCAGTTGCACAATATGGTACATTTGGTGCGGCAAACAAGACACTTCAAATTCAAGTTGACGAATCTGGCCAAGTAGATTCAGTAACTGAAACAGAAATTAACCTAGATGGTGGCGAATATTAAATTTTACAGTAATATTACAACCTTTACAAAATGGGCGTTTTGGCCCATTTTCTTTGCTTCTAGGTAAATACTAACTGAAGGGGTGATCTCGAGAAACTTGCCCTATTCCGAAAAGGGAGTATATACTCAAATGGCCAATACAATTATTTTAAAGCGTAGTGCTACGCCTGGAAAAGTTCCAACAACTGCCCAGCTAGCCCTAGGCGAAATTGCTATTAACACATACGACGGTTTAATTTACATCAAGAAGGACAATGGTACACCAAGCGTTGTTCAAATTGGTGGTGTAACCAGTGTTAACGGCGAAACAGGTTCCGTTGTAATTTCGTCAGACGACATTAGCGACAGCGGTCAAACAAACAAGTGGTTTTCTAATGCACTTGCTCGCGGAGCAGTAAGTGCTGGTACAGGTATCAGCTACAACAGTTCTACCGGTGTAATTAGTACAGCACAAAACCTAAGCACAGCCGGTAGCCCAACATTTGCTGGTTTAACATTAACCGGTAATATGGGAATCACTGGTAGCATTGTTCCAAGCGCAGACATTACATACGACTTGGGTAGTGCAACACATCAATGGAAAGATATTTTCGTTGGTCCAGGTTCTTTATATGTTAACGGTAGTAAAGTTCTTCAAGACGATTCTGGTACTATTGCTTTCACTGCTGATGCAGACCAAAACATTCGTATCAAAACGCTTGGTAACGGTATCCTACAATTAGGTTCAAGCACAACACTATTACAAGTTGATAGCACATTACAAATCACAAGCGGTAAGAATATTACCGACTCTGCAGGTATAAAGGTTAACTTCGGTGACAACATCGAAATGAACAGCAACAAGATTGTTGGTCTAGGTGCTCCAAGTTCAAGTACAGATGCAGCCACAAAAGGTTATGTTGATACACAAGTTGCCGCAATTAGCACAAGTTCTATCACACAAGGTAACTCAAACGTTACAGTAACAGACACAGGTTCTGGTACAGTTACAGTTACAGTCGACGGTAGCACAGCTCTTACAGTTGATGCTAACGGCGTAACAGTTGCTGGTAACTTCACAGTTAGCGGTACACAGACAGTTGTTAACTCAAACACAATTAACTTAGCTGACAACATTATCACATTGAACAGTGACCACACTGGCAATCCAACACAAAACGCTGGTTTGTTGATTGAGCGTGGTGACGAAGCTGATACACAGATTCGTTGGAACGAAGGCACTGACAAGTGGACATTCACAAACGACGGTGCTGTTTACTATCCAATGGCAACAAGCACAGACGACCTAGCAGAAGGTAGTACAAACCAATATTACACAGCGGCTCGTGCTCGTAGCACTCTAAGTGCAACAAGCGCATCTGGCGTTAGCTATAACAGCACAACAGGTGTAATCAGTTTAGGTTCAATTCCTAACAGCAGTTTAGCTAATAACAGCATTACAATCAACGGTACAGCAGTAGCACTAGGTGGTACACGTACTCTTGATACTGATGCAGTCAGCGAAGGCAGTACAAACTTATACCACACAACAGCCCGCGCACGTGGTGCAGTAAGTGCTGGTACAGGTATCAGCTACAACAGCACAACTGGTGTAATTAGTACAAGTGCTATTCCAAACGCAAGTTTGTCTAATAGCGCAGTTACAGTTGGTACAACAAGTATCAGCTTAGGTAGTTCAGCTACAACTATTGTTGGTTTGGCTAGCGTATCATCTACAGCATTTGTTGGTGCTTTAACAGGTAATGCTGACACAGCAACAAGTGCAGGTAAGTGGACAACAGCTCGTACAATTACTTTAGCAGGCGACTTATCTGGTAGCGTCAGTATTGACGGTAGCGCAAATGCAACATTAACTGCTACGGTAGCAGCCAACAGCGTTGCACTAGGTACAGACACAACTGGTAACTACATGGTTGATGTTACAGCCGGTACAGGTATCAGCGTAAGTCACACAGCAGGTGAAGGTTCTACAGCTACAATCACTAACACTGGTGTTACAGCTCTTAACAGCTTAACAGGTAGCAGAACACTAGCTCACTATCATGCTACATTCCAAACTGTAACAGCAGTACAGGAAACAGCAAATGCTACAGGTGCAGTTAACTTTACATTCAGTGAACTAAGCGGTAGCGTACACCACATGGTGCTACTAAACCGTGTTCCACTACGTCCAACAGAGTACAGCGTAAGCGGTACAACATTGACTATTGCTAGTGGCTTTGGTTTAATTGAAGGTGATGAAATCGAAGTAACAGGTAGCAAATTAAGCTAATCTAACTAGTCAAAAGCAAGGGGTTTGACATCCCCTTGCTGATGCACTGAACATTTCAGTGGCTATGGGAATAAATGATTATTCCTTCGAACTAGTTAAACCCCATAAGGAGGATTAAAATGTCTTCAAAACGCGAATTACGTAGTGCAGGTTCAACTACCGCACAAACGTTAGATTCAACAAAATTATATAAATTAAACAGCTCTGGTTCTATTGTTGAAGCAACAACAGTAGGCGCAACAGATATTGTTTTCTCGGGTAGCAAGTCTAGCTTGCGCCGTTTAGCAGACTTGGAGCGTAACGTTTCTATTCTTGCTGCCAAAGCTCTTACAGACGACGGCGAAGGTGTTGGTACAGTTGGTGTTATTGACTATGCCAAAACAGCAGGTAAGTGGTTCACTGCTCGCACATTATCTTTAACAGGTGATGTTACAGGTAGCGCAAGCATTGACGGTTCTGGTAACGTTTCTTTAACAACAACTATTGGTGCAAACACCGTAATACTTGGTACAGATACAACTGGTAACTATGTTGCTAGCTTAGTTGCTGGTACAGGTATTACTTTAACTAACAACACAGGCGAAGGTGCAACGCCTACAGTAGCGGTTGATACAAGCACTATTGCTACTAAGAGCTATGTTGATTCAGCAGTTGCTGGTAAAGATAACACAGACGAAATTACCGAAGGTGCAACAAACTTATACTTTACAAATGCTCGTGCAAGATCTGCATTAAGCGCAAGTACAGGTATCAGCTATAACAGCACAACTGGTGCAATTAGCTGTACTATTACACAGTACGCAGATAGTAATGCTCGCGCCGCAGTAAGTGCAAGTGGTAGCTTATCATATAATAGCTCAACTGGTGTATTCAGCTATACTACACCAAGCACAAGCGGTATCAGTGAAGGTTCTAACTTATACTATACAGACGCTCGTGCAAGAGCGGCTATTAGTGGTACAGCTCCTGTCAGCTACAACAGCAGTACTGGTGCAATCAGCATGGCAGCGGCAACATCTACAACTAACGGTTATATGACAAGTACATACGCCGCTAAGTTAGATGGTATTGCTTCTGGTGCTACAGCTAACACAGGTACAGTTACAAGTGTTGCCGCTGGTTCGTATTTAACAGGTGGTACAATTACTACAACAGGTACTTTGGCGGTAGATGCTACAAGTGCTAACACGGCTAGTAAAGTAGTTGCACGTGACGCAAGCGGCAACTTTAGTGCTGGTACAATTACAGCGGCATTGAGCGGTAATGCTACAACAGCAACTACAGCTACTAACGTAAGTGGTGGTTCGGTAAGTGCTACAACTGGTTCATTCTCAAGTACAGTATCAACTGGTGCTTTAACAGTATCTGGTGCAATTACTGCTACTGGCGAAATCACAGCTTATTACTCAGATAAGAACTTGAAAAAGGATATCGTAGAAATTACAGATCCTATTGCCAAAGTAATGAGCCTACGTGGTGTAACTTTCCGTCCAAACGAAACAGCTTTAGCTTTAGGTATTACTGACAAAGAAGAAGTTGGTGTTATTGCTCAAGAAGTTGAAGCAGTATTGCCACAATTGGTAACACCAAGTGCATTTGCTGGTTACAAGACTGTTAAGTATGACAAGTTGACAGCTTTACTACTCGAGGCAGTGAAAGCGCAACAACTACAAATTGATGCTCTAAGAGCAGAAATTGCAAAGTTGGGTGGTTCGGCTAAGACAGAACTTTAAGATCTGGTAACTAGATAGGAGACTAAATTATGGCAATCCTTCCAGCAACTGGATCAGCAATTACGTTTACAAACGTGCGTAAGGGTTATGGAAACACAACTCCAAGCGCAGGATCAAGCGTAGCATTGCGTGGCACTCTTGGACCTTATGTAGGTATCAGCACAGGTGCTATTAGCCTAAGTTCTAACTTTGGCGGTAGAACAACACCGTACGCTACATAATACGGTAATCAAGATAAAGAAAAGGGCGTATGCCCTTTTCTTTTGGCTAGTTTTTCAATTCTCAAAGGCATACATAGTTAAAAGGAGCTCGCTACAATGGCAACACAATATGAAATTTTATTAAAATCTAGATCTTTACTAGGTCAGGCACCATTCCGTACTACATTTGAAAGAGAAAACTTTCTTTACGGTAACCTAACAGGTGCTAGGCTACTAATTGCACTATGCAAAGAAATTGAAAACTTAAATTTATTGCTAGATGCATCAAAACAAGAGTGGGAAAGAACCTCAATCTTAAACGAAATGAATATCATCAGTGAAAAAATTTCAGAAATTGAAGCTGAAGTTGGCACAGATGTAGCAAAGTCTCTAGAAGACGCTGAACCAGAGTACTGGGTTGGTGAGTTGGCACGTAAGGCAGCAGTCGAAGCACTATGCCAAAATGTAACAACAGAAAATATGGGACAAATGCTAAAACTTCCAGCTGAACTTTACGAAGAATCAATCACTCGTTGCCAAACATTTTTGAATGTTATCAACAAAACAACTCGTTTAGCTGAACGCAAAGCCAATGTTGCTAATGTAAGAGCTGAATCCCAAGAATGATGCTAGGCAAATCAAGTAAAACGTTGTTTGATGTTCAACCTACTTTGAGCGAGCAGGTTGTTGTGTGCATTCCAACTAACGGAATGGTTCATGCAATGTTTACTTTTTGTCTAGTAAATGCTATTAGGTATACTGAATCCCAAGGCATTCCTGTAATTCTTGACATGGATGCTGGAACTGTTCTCAGTAATCAAAGACAAGTACTATTGGATACAGCAATCAATAACCACGGCGCTGAGCATATTATGTGGTTTGACAGCGACATGACCTTTCCTGAAGATGTTATAGTAAGATTGTTGGAGCACAAAAAGCAGGTAGTATGTGCCACCTATTCTAAAAGAGTTGAGCCCTTTCATCCAACAGCTTTCTATAACATTGATCCAGTAGAACCAGTTGACATGTTAAAAAATGGACTAGAAAAAGTTAAGTATACCGGAATGGGGTGTTTACTAATGCATGTTTCAGCAATAGACGATATCCCAAGCCCGCACTTTCCTTTAAAGTGGAATGCACCACATTCTACCTGGCATGGTGAAGATATGGGATTCTGTGACTTGCTAAATGAAGTAGGCGTTGATATAATGTGCGACTTAGATCTCAGTCGAGAAATTGGCCACATCGGTCAACGAGAGTTTTTTGTGAATCCGGCAAGCTAACAAAAAACGCACACCACCTGTTTAGTTTTTTAAGATTGATAGCGGCGGATATTTGATATTCGGGGTAAGCATCGTTGTTAATAACATCTCTCATCAGAGCCCCGTCAATAAAAGTGCTTTTTACAAGATGTGTCTTTAACTGTTGATCGTATATTATACTTTGCAATAAAGGATGCTGCCACATTTCTTCATTTATCATCCTGCGTACTTCTAAATACCAACGTTCAGTATAGCAAACGTTTTCTTTATATAATTTATTGAGAAGCGGATTTATTAAATTCCTCGACCAACAAGCGGTGTATGACATTTGCTGGTGAGGTCCAGTGTATATAAAGTTTTCTGGTTTAGTTGACTTTTTAATTACCCTTAACATCTTCCAACAAACCTTCTAACGCATCACGAAAGCCTCTACTACTAAACATTTTTGCAGTATTGCGATGTAGCGGTTGCGGCCACTGCCATATATCAACCCAACAATACCCAGCACTTTCGTGATCTAAAACAGGAACAAATTCATCTTCGCATAAGATTAGATAACTTACGTGTCTAAATCTCTTGTCCCTTGTGGTAAATGTGTAGACATGACTTACAGCAATAGTATTTGGTACTGCTGGGAAGCCTAGTTCTTCACATAGTTCTCTTTTTAAGCCTTCTAAGTCGCCTTCATCATTTTCAAGTTTTCCGCCCCATAGCCCCCAACACATGCTATGGCTTTCATCAGGACTACGCAACTGCATCATTGCACGACCTGTTTTTTTACTTACGATAACGGCTCCTACTGCTCTCATATATTAATTTAGTTAACTACTCTCCATTGGCCTTGCTCAAATGTTCCTTCTACTGCTAGCACCCACTCGCTTCCTGTAAAAAACAGTTTTGCCATAGTGTTTGCATTTGTTGTATAAGCACTAGAAGTATACTCTGACGCATCAAAGCTAACTATCCATTCACTACCATTAAACTCAATAATGTCATTGGTAAATGCTACAAGACTACCCCAGTTACCATTTTGAATTACATCATTGGCAAGCAAATAACGTTGACCTGTTGCAACAGGAGGCAAGTTGCCTGCACCAGGATAACTGCTTTGCGGATCAATAACGCCATTAATCATAGTGATACTATCGTTAGGCAAGGTAGTAGTATCTAATGTGTAACTTAAAATGTTATCATTGCCCTCAATCGACGATACTCTTAAGATTACTTCAGTAGGATCAACTGGGTCTCCTAACTTCAATCGTATTTCAGTTATGCCGTTATGCATACCGCCATAGTGACTAAAGTGTTCTTTCCAGCTAAGTGTTCCGCCAGTGCCTAAATTATTAATACCATTTCTGTTGTTTAACAGCTGAATGTAATCTTCGGTCACCTTAATGTGTCTGTCTTCAAATGTAATCCATTGTCTTGTTTGATTGACTGGATCGTTTAAAATAATGTCATCAATGAAGCCGTAGTTTGCAGTAACGTTATTCAAGATACTATGAATAAGAACTTGACGTTTAACCTTAGCGGGTGGGCTTAGATAAATTGGCAGTTGGAAAATTAAACTAGCAACGTCAATGATATCGTCTGTACCTTGTGGAATACTACGTGCAGTCCATGTAATGTTAATAAGCTCAACAACAGCCAAGCTAGTCCAGTCATATGGATTCTGACTACTTTGTAAGTTTACAGATGGATTAAACAATAGCAATAATTGCTCAAGCAGTTGAAGTTTCTGCTCTGTGTTACTAGTCCATACATCTACGTTAATAGTTAAATCGTAAGGGATAGGGGCATGGCGCTCTAGCGTATATGTTTCTCCGACTTGATCAATATATGTTCCAGCAGTAGGATCAAATGTTTTTTCATACACTTGTACACTATCCTGGAAAGTTGGATTAAGTCTACGTTCTGCGTTTGGCACAAGCTCAGCAATATAGCAACTAATAGCAGGGACACTGATAATTGTGTTTTCACTATTGTTTCTAAGAATGTGCTGGCTCATGCGGTTAGTATCGCCGTAACGAACAGGCACCTGATGATAAATGTCAGCACCAGTTGCGTCCTTGCCCATCTTAACAGAAAAGCCTCCAAACAAGCGCATGAACTGTAACAACCAGCGTCTTATTTGTTGATCATAAAAATATTGTTGTGCCATTAGTTGTCTGCCTTAGGTTTTGTAAACACCTTGCTTAGTGGTTGACGCTGGTCAATAGTATTCTTTTCTTTGCCATACCCACCAACGCTGGTAGTAGCCGGGTTATTAATAAACTTACCAGCATTGTATGTAGCAGTTGACCAACCAACTTGATTTAGGTTGTCCATTACTCTGTGCCAACGATTTCCGCGATATACAAATAATCTGTTTGGAGTAAAGTCAACACGCATAAACAAGTCACCCTGGCTTGGACTAGATGGGAAGGTCAAACCAGTAGCCACCCCGGTAGTATCGCCGTGGCTTGCGGCATACTCAGATGTGTTAACAACATTATTTGGTATTCCGTTTGGATTGCCGTCAAACCCTGGAATAGGGTTAGCAAATGTTGTTATGTCTGAAGTAGCATAACCAGCGTTGGGTGTTAGTACTTCAGCACTTTCTAAAATAGCGTTTGATATTGCTATTTCTTTTTGGTAGGTGCTAAGTGCGTTTTTCAAACTATCCTCATCTTCTGGGTTACCTAGTAAACCACGATATTCCTGTGCGTCATTGATAGGTGCAGCCTTAATGCGCCATAAATGCGGCCACCATGTTGGACCAAAACCTTCTGCGGCTCGAGCGGCATCCTGGATAGCATAGAACTTGTTAATGCTCTTAGCATTAGCATCAAGCAACAAGTCATCGTTTAAGTGTGGCAGTTCAATTACATCACCGGCCATAAGTTTGCGACCTAAACGCTCAATCATTTCATTTGTATGAAATGTAATAAACATGGTGTCAGCATTTAAAAATAGTCCAAACTGACTTAGGTCAAAGTCTTGGTCCGTGACGTTATAAGTGCCACGAAGCTCATATATAGTGGTATCATAAACACGGTCGCGGTTTTCCATAAACAGCACATCTTGGATGTCAAGTTCTGTAATTTGGTCCTTTTCGGCTAGATTGGGCCTGGCTGGATCAGAACCATCTTCTGTAGCCGCTGGCCCAAGATATTTGTGGATTAAAATAGTTGTGCCGCCTGCACCTACCGCTTCACGAATGATTCGGTCCTGATAGTAGTAGTCCTGCGTTTTAGCGTTTTTCCAAAGCGATATTTTTGGCATAATTTCCTCAGGACCATTTTGGTCCTATATTTGTAAGCTATTTACCGGTTCTTAGCTCTTGACAGGCCCGCAGAGATAAGTTATAATTATCCTGCTAACGCAAACTTTAGGAGCAAACAAATGGCTACAGCAACCAAAAAAGCACCCGCTAAAAAGACCCGTGTAACTAAAAAGCAAGTAATTGCACATCGTACAAAGTCGGCCCGGGATTACAGCCCAAGCTGGGATGGCGCTCAAGATTGGGAAGGCATGCAGTTTGGTAGCCATTTCCGTAAAGCAATGGAGTACTATCGTCTTGAGTCAAGCGTTAAAGACTTGCGCCCTAAAGTAGCAGAGTGGATGGAGCTCAATGGCTACGACAAAGCTACAATTAACGAATTCCGTAAACTTAAAGACAGCCGTGTATCCTCTACACTATGCGGCGTAGCGGCATGCCTTGTTCGTGGCATGCCTGAAATCCATGCAGACTTTAATCAAGGTCGTGACACTGGCGCATGGCTTCGCAACGAAATTGAAACATCAATCAAGTCTGGCAAGTATGATGTCGAAGAAGCAGAAGCCGAAAAAGAAGCCCAGCCTGTAGTTAAAAAAGAAACAATTCAAGATCGACTTGCCGAAAAGTTTAGCGAAGCAATGGGAGAAATTGAAGGTGCTATCGATGACTATCTAACCGATGGCAAAGAGTTCTCAACCTTTAAGTTCTTATCCGCTCAAAATATTGCGGTGCAATATGCTACTAAGATTCCAGAAGTCATCCAACCTAAGATTGATGAACTTAACGAATATCTAGAAGGCAAGGACAGCCAGTTGCTGGAAGCGTACAAGCATCTAGGCAAGCGAGAAGTAAACAAGCTTATTAAGTTTTACGAAGCTATCATTAACGATGCTATGGCTTATAAAACTTCTAAGATTGCTACTCGTGCCAAGCCCAAGCGCAAGCCTGTGCCACCTGAAAAGCAAGTTAAGAATCTCAAGTTCCTTAAAGAATTTGCAGAACTTGGACTTAAGAGTATTGCCCCCACTGACATTTTGGGTATGAGCGAGCTTTGGGTTTACAATACAAAGACACGCAAGCTAGGCCGCTTTGTTGTGCCAACACACGGTGATATGGTTGTTGGCCAGTTGGGTGTTAAGGGCTCTGCTATCATTGGATTTGACGAGCTAAAGAGCACTTGCAAAACGCTACGCAAGCCTGCAGAAAAGCTAGCAGAGTTCAAGACACAAGGCAAGCCTGGACTACGCAAGTTTATGGACACTATTAAAAGCGTTGAGACCAAGCTAAAAGGACGCATTTCTCCAGAAACGATCCTGCTCCGCGCAATCAAGTAAGTTTTGCGGCCAGTCTCCGGTAAATACTACCGGAGACTCTTATGGCAGAACTAAACACAAATACCACCGAACGTGCTAAGGCAATCAAGTATATTGAGCTAAACCTTGGTGGCGGCATGGTCGATATTGAACTCGACAAAGAACACTATGACATGGCCCTTGATAGGGCTATTGCCTATTACCGCCAGCGCAGTAGCAGGGCAGTTGAAGAAAGCTTTATGATTTTAAGGCTAAGTCCAGATCAAAGTAACTATAGACTTCCAAACGAAATTATCGAAGTAAGAGTAATGTATCGACAATCAGCAGGTGGTGTTGGAAGTTCAGCTACAAACTTTGAACCCTTTGAAGCCGGTTACTTAAACATGTATATGTTAAATGCCGCACGTGGGCAAGGTCTTGCTACATTTGAATTATACATGGGACAACGTGAACTGCTAGGACGTATGTTTGGCGCCAATGTTACATTTACATGGTCTAACTCATCTAAGATTTTAAACTTACACCGCAACGTTAAAGCAGAAGAAAATACTGTTCTTCACACTTACAATTATCGTCCCGATGAAGCATTATTAGTAGACGTTTATGCAGGGCAGTGGTTAAAGGATTATGCTCTAGCAGTTGCTAAAATGAGTCTAGGACAAGCTCGTAGCAAGTTTGCAAACTTAGCAGGCCCCCAGGGTGGCGTCCAACTAAACGGTAACGACTTAATCCAGCAAGGTCAAGCTGAAAAAGATAAACTAGAAGAAGCACTATTAAAGTATGAAGATGGTGGCACACCACTAGGGTTCATTTTTGGATAATGTCTAAGTACTCTACACTACTTTATAAAATATACCATTGGATTGCAATGCTTCCAGGAAAAATCTCCTGGAGCAAGAAAACATATATTACGGTAACTGATCGAGATGAGCTTGCCCGTTTGTTGGCTAGCGGTTATTATATTATCCTCACCGGAGACAAACATCATCTAAGCAGTATTGTAGTCTCATTCTTGTCATGGGTTAAAACAGGAGTATGGGCCAACTACACTCATGCACTAATGAACTGTGACAACATCACTGACCCAACAGACACTGGTAGCTTTAAGTTTGTCGAAGCAACCGGAGTAGGTGTACATTATTCTACATTTGACCAAGTGTTTGAATGTGATACAGTATGTTTGCTAACACCAAACAACATTGATAATGCAGAATGGACCAAGATCATCGATGCACTATTAAAACAACAAGGTAAGCCATATGATGATCTATTTGATCTATCAGATGACACCCATGTTAGTTGCGTAGAGTTGGTACTAAACGCATTACGAGCAGTAAACTATGCAGAGGAGTTTGCAGACCTGCATAGACTAATCGAAAAAGAGAAAAATTTGGTCCCGCAGATGTTTAGAACCTGTACCGACTTTATGGTAAAATACGAAAAGTAAAATCGTTGATTTTATTGTGCAGTTGTGTTATCATAACGCATGACTAAAATTATCGGCGTATGCGGCTTCATTGGTTCTGGCAAAGACACAGCCGCAGATTACCTTGTAAACTTCCACGAGTTCCGTAGAGACTCATTTGCCGCTACGCTCAAAGATGCAGTTGGTGCAGTTTTTGGTTGGGATAGAGAATTACTTGAAGGGCGTACCAAAGAAGCCCGCGAATGGCGTGAACAAGTTGACACGTGGTGGGCTAAAAAGCTAGATATGCCCAATCTAACTCCACGTTGGGTATTGCAATATTGGGGGACTGAAGTGTGTCGCAAAGGCTTTCATAATGATATCTGGATTGCCAGTTTAGAAGCCCGGTTGCGTAACAGCAAAGACAACATTGTTATTTCAGACTGCCGTTTTCCGAATGAAATTAAAGCCATCAAAGAAGCCGGCGGTAAAGTTATTTGGGTACAACGCGGGGAGTTACCAAGCTGGCACATTATGGCTGCAAAAGCAAATAATGGAGATTCATTTGCCGCAGAAAAACTTAAAGCACTAGGTGTACATGCTAGCGAAACAGCGTGGGTAGGTACAAATTTTGATGCTATTATTGACAATAACGGTAGCATTGATGACTTGTATAAACAACTAGCCAACGTTGTCCAGTGAAATTTAAAAGCAACTATTCCGCTAAATAGGTCCAGAAACGCTCGTATGAGCTAAATATCTCTGAAGAGGGCATGAATTCCCTTAATGAATGGAGATATTATAATGGCTCAGTTAGTTTCCCCAGGCGTAAGCGTATCAGTTATTGATGAAAGCGCATACGCATCTGCAGGCAACGGTACCGTACCAGTTATTGTTTTAGCAACACGATCAGGCAAGACAGCACCTGATGGTTCATCTGCTCAATACACTACAGCACCTTTTGCTAAAAAACCCCTAATTGTTACTAGCCAACGCGAGTTGGTACAACTATACGGTGAACCTAAGTTCACTATCGTTGACGGTACGCCTGTACACGGTCACGAACTAAACGAATACGGCTTATTAGCAGCCTATTCATATTTAGGTATTGCAAATCGTGCTATCTTAGTACGTGCTGACCTAAACATGGAAGAGCTAGAGCCACAAGCAGAAGCCCCAGTTGGCCCACCTGCTAACAACCAATACTGGTTAGATACTAACGATAGCCAATTTGGTCTATTTGAAGCCAATGGTTCTGCTTGGGTTCTAAAAACTGTTACAGTTACTGATGGTGCACCAAGCGCCGGCCTTGGTAGCAATGGTGATTATGCATTAGATGCATCAAGTTCTACAAAGACATATTACAAAAAAGTAGCCGGTGCATGGTTGCCAGTTACTTCTGCTAACCTAGCTAAAACAGTTACACTAGCACCTCACTATCAAATTCCAAGCCCAGCAGTAGCTGGAAACGTTTGGTTAAAAACAACAAGTCCAAATGGTGGTTTAAACCTATTAGTTAAGAAGTTTAACGCTACTACAGAAAGCTGGACAAAGCAAGCAATTGGACCAGGTAAGGCCGACATGCTTGTTGGTTATGAAGATAACGCTACTGCTACTGCCGCATTTGGCTCAGCACTAGCTACAAACAGCTTATACGTTCAATTTGACGAACCAACAGCCGCACGTTTCACAGTTAAGCGTTTTGATGGCGCAAGTTGGACAACTTTAGCCCCAAGCGCAAGCGATGCCGCTCCAACAGGTCCTATCGTAGACGGTCGTTTATGGTATGACGCAGGCACAAACGTTGACATCTATGTCAAGGCTACTGTCAATGATACACCAATCTGGACAGCAGTTGAAAGCGTTCATGTTAATACAACAGAGCCAAGCAACCCAAGTAATGGTGATGTGTGGGTTGATACAAACGACATGGCAAACTATCCAGTTATCAAGTTCTTTAATGGTTCAAACTGGGTACAACGAGATAACGCTGACCAGACAACAGAAAATGGCGCATTGTTTGTTGACTTAACAGCAACAGCTGGCGATAACAGCGGCGTTGAAGGTGGTGCAACACACATGGACGATCAAGTTCCAAATCCAGCATACTACCCAGATGGTATGTTACTATGGAACAGCGCAGTAAGTTCTGGTAACGTTAAGCGTTGGAACGCAACAGAAGGTTTCTGGCAGTCAGAATCTGGTAACGTTGACAGCGGTCCTAAAGCAGGTGCCCCATACATGTTTGAAAAGGCACAACGCCGTGTAGTTGTTAAGCGCCTACAAGCCGCTTTAACAGACAACGACGATCTACGTGCAGAAACATTAGACTTTAACTTAGTTGCTACTCCAGGCTACGTTGAGTGTATTGATGAAATGATTACTTTAAGCTACGACCGTAAGGAAACAGTTTTCGTAATCGGCGATACACCAATGAAGTTGTCTAACAGAATGAGTGCCGTTCATACATGGGCACTAGGTACAGAAGCTGGTACAAACGGCGCTGATGGTCTAACAACACGCAGTGGCAATGCCGCAATTTACTACCCAAGTGGTTTATCAACAGACTTGGAAGGTAACGATGTTGCAGTTCCAGCAAGTCACGCAGTATTACGTGGCTATGCATACAACGATCAAGTAGCTTATCCATGGTTTGCTCCAGCCGGTTTAACACGTGGTGCATTAAGTGGTATTAGCAACCTAGGTGTTGTTAATGCTGAAAACGAGTTCTTACCAGTTGCTTTAAACCAAGGTCAACGTGATACATTGTATCAAGATAAGATTAACCCATTGGTTAACTTCCCAGGCCAAGGTTTGTTTGCATGGGGTCAGAAGACATTATATCCATTTGATTCAGCACTAGATCGCATCAACGTTGCTCGCTTGCTGGTATATCTACGTAAGCAGTTTGATATTATTGCTCGTCCATTCATCTTTGAACCAAACGACAAATTCACACGTGATCGCGTTATCAAGTTGTTCAATGGATTCTTAACAGATATGGTTTCTAAACGTGCCGTATATGACTTCTTGGTAGTTTGTGATGAAACAAACAACACACCAGCAAGAATCGACAGAAACGAATTGTACATTGATATTGCAATTGAGCCAGTTAAGGCAATTGAATTCATCTACATCCCAGTTCGAGTTGTAAATACAGGCGCGATTGCCAATAACACTAAATAACGACAAGGAGAACTGAAAATGGCAGTCGATTTAAGTAAATTTAACGTACCAGGCGGGGCCACTGGCCCTCTGGTACAACCTAAGCTAAGTTATCGCTTTCGTGTCACATTAACCGGTTTTGGTACAGGTGACACATTACAGCTAACAAGCCAGGTAGTCAGTGTTGGTCGTCCAAGTCTAACACACGATGACGTTGTTGTAGATGTTTACAACTCACGTATCAATTTGGCTGGTAAACACAGTTGGGACCCGATTACATTGACCGTTAAGGACGATGTAACCAACGAAGTAGTTCGTGCTATTGGTTCCCAAGTTCAAAAGCAAGTTGACCACGCTAACCAATTTTCTTCAAGATCTGGTAGCGGTTATAAGTTTATAATGTTAATTGAAAACTTAGATGGCAGCGAAGCTGTGCTAGACACATGGACATTAGGTGGTTGCTACATCCAAAACGTAAACTACGGTGAAAACAACTACTCAACTAGCGATCCTCTAAACATCACAATCGCAATTAAGTATGATAATGCTTATCACGAACAGATTTTAGACGGTCAGCAAGGTGGCGGCGATCTAACTACAGGTGGTTAATAAAAGCTCACTTTAATAAAGTGATAAGTAAGAGTAAGCAGAAATGCTTGCCCTTACCAGGAGAAAGACATAAAGGGCGAGAAATCGCCCTTTATCATTGATATGAACTTACTAAAAGTATTAGACCCAAACATTGGGACACAAAAAATATTAAACGGGGTAGAAGTACACCCAGAAAATACACCATTTGGTGATGGGTTCCCTTATCTTAAGTTTGCTTTTGAAGTAAAGTTCACAACTACAGGCGGCGAGTATGGACTTGAAACTACTCCAACATTTATTGCTAAAACTTGTGAGCTACCTCGCTGGACAGCAGATACACAAGTCGTTAACGTTTATAATCACAAAACACTAGTACAAACCAAACTAACATACGAACCTATTACAATGACTTTATACGACCAGACTAACGATGCTGGTGATAAAATGATTTGGGAATGGGTACAAGAACAGTTTGATTCTACCGATGGAAGTAAGGCTGCAAAATTTAAGCCGCTAGAGATTGAGATTAAAATGAAAAATCTTAGTGCTCCAGGAGCACCAGATAAGATATACAGATTAAAGAACGCATACATTGTTGATGCTCAACACGATACACTAGATTACTCTAGTAGCGATCCTGTACTATGGTCATTAACTATTCGTTACGAAGATTTAGAAGCTCCTGGTTATCAAGGACCTACACCATCAGTTGGGGCACACATTAAGCCATTGCCAAAGCCACCGGCACCAGTAAAGCCAGCTGAAGGCAAGAAAACACAAAGCAGTAGTTTTACACCAATTACTAACCCGCCTAAAAAAGATGCCGTTAGGGCAAGTGAAGCACCATCTAGTGCTCCAATGTATACAGATCCAATGGGCACAACTGATGGCGCCGCTATTATGAGCGTTGCTGGTACTGCACCCAAGAAAGAAGTGTCGTGGCCAAGTTGGGTTCCTTTCCTAGGCAAGAAAACTCCTAACGGTAATTTAACAAACAACACTGAAGGAACAGTTAAGCCTGTAACAACAACAGGAGGATATAATAGCAATACTGGTACAGATAAAACCGTATCCCCTGCCAGACCACCTGTTAGCCAAAAGACAGCTGACTTTATTGCTAGCCAAGAAAAATCAATTAACCAGGATGCTGGACTGAACCCTGAATATAAGAAAGCGTATATTGATGCACTTAAAAAGTATCCTCCAAGAACTGATTCTGCACAGTCACAGCAAAGTGCAGAACAACGAGCTAGATTAATTGCATTACAAACAGCGCCTCAATATAAGAGTCAATCAAGAGTTGTAGACAATGGTGTAATCATTGATAAAGGTGTAACGAATAATACAGAGCCCTATGTTGCACCAGCAAGAGTTGGTAACACAAATGCCAATGCTAATATCAACGATAAAAAAGGCGATAATATTGTAAGCAGACAAACAGAACGTGAAAACAACATACGAGCGGCACAAAGTGTTAACGATCAAAATGCCGCACAGAAAGCGTATCAAGCAGGTAGGCTAACAAAAGCGCAAGAAGCAGAATACTTTAAAACAGGTAAAGTAACTGGTATCAAAGGTGCTCCTGGCTATGATCCAAATGAAAAGTCGAACTTCTAATGACAACATATAAAGTAATACCACAAGTTGATTTTGATAAAGCAGTACAGCGCATTTTGTCTGTAGGGCTTGCACGTACACCAGCAGAAAATATTGTTCTAGCCTTTTGGAAGGCTAGTCAAGATTTAGGTAAAGATTTTAGAAAACTAATTGAAGATGCTACCTCAACGGGAATGTTAGACGTTGAGCAAGATATATTAGATAGACTAAATGAAAACTTACCTGACACTATAAAATATTATAAAAACGCACCTAAGAAAACATTGCCACTAGCCTTAAGGGAAATGTAATGGCTAAAAATTACGCACAGGGTTTATATACAATTCTGCACCCGGAAAAGTATGTTGGCAAAGGTACACCTAAGTACCGCAGTGGGTGGGAATTAACATTTATGCGTTTTTGTGATAATCATCCTAATGTTGTAAGTTGGGCAAGCGAAAACGTTCGCATACCTTATCGTAACCCCTTTACAGGCAGGGATACATTTTACGTTCCAGACTTCTTTGTGGTGTATCAAAAAGATGGCGTTAGAAAAGCTGAACTAGTAGAAATCAAGCCAAAGGGACAGGCTGTAATGGAACTAGCACGCAGTCAGCAAGAAAAAGCCGCAGTAGCACTAAACATGGTTAAGTGGGCGGCAGCTCGTGCTTGGTGTAAGCAAATGGGTGCTACATTTCGTGTATTAACTGAAGAAGATATCTATAATAACACCAATCCGACTAAGAAACGCCGCAAATAATCATAAGTACAGTATGACTAAAAAATTAGAAGAAGTGTTTGGCTTTCCGCCGATTGAGGAGGCTAGCACTACTTTAGACGCACAAGACACTCAAGTTCCTGAAGAAATACAGGAAGAGCTAGATGTTGCCCATGCTACTATTGACATGGCAAATCGTGTTGATATTGCGCTACCTACTGTTACTGACATGGCAACAGCAGAGCGCGAGCTGGACAAACTAGCTAATACCGCACAGGAACAAAGCGAGCGTTTGATGGATTTAGGCTTTAATGTTGACGATAGAAATGCAGGTAAAATCTTTGAAGTTGCGGCACAGCTACTAAAAACAGCAGTTGATGCAAAAACAGCCAAGATTGATAAAAAGCTAAAGATGGTTGAACTACAACTACGCAAAGCAAGAATGGACGCAGATAAGGGTAAAGAAGATCCTAATGTACTTGATGCTAGCGACCAGGGCTTGGTTGGAAACCGCAACGATATTGTTAAAGCTATCCTAAACCGCGTGGGTCAGAATAAATAAGTCATGAGAGGATTTAATTATGCCCACACTATTAGAGTATATTAATCAGTTACAGAAAGAGCATCGCTATCGCATTAAGATGGCCTTTGCCCCTTCTGAAAGGCAACTGGAAGTATTAGAGCGCCATATGAAAAAATATGATGCGCTTGAAGTAGGCCGCCCAGAAAAGCTAATGCTACAAGCACAACCAATGGATTTCCCACAACTAGGTGGACATGAAATTGTAATCGTTGATGCAGTAACACGCTTACCTGTAAGTGCGCCTGTGTTAGAAAATGAGCTCCGTACTTTAATGTTTGTTAAAGATGGATTGATTAGAGTGTTTGGTCGAGATGAGCCAATTGAAAAGCAAATCGAAGACGACAGCAAGCCAAATCACGAAGCTAAACTAGGAACAGATTACAGCGATGCTGAAGCTAATCCTGTTAAAGCCGAAGATGCCGCTGGTGACACTTATAACCAGAATTTGTTAAAAGAGCTTGATAAGAATCGCGCCGAAGCAAAGGCTGGAATTGTAAAGGCTGAAAAGAAGTCAGACGCTCCAATGAGTGATCCAACTTGGGAAGGCCCAGCAGATGGAAAGAAAAGTCCATTGAACACAATTAAAAATCCAATGCCAACAGCAAAAGGAATGAAGCGATGAAAACAACTAAAAAATTAAACGAAGGCATTCGCGTAGCCAAAGAAGGCATTGAAGAATGTTGGGATGACATGGGAGGTCAAGGCATGACACAAGGTAATGGCGAACAAATGTCAGTAACAATTTCTATGCCAGGAAAAAATATCAGTGTTACGACAGATAGTGCCGAAGAGATCGGTAGCATTTTACGTTTAGCAGGTATTAACATTGGCGGTGGCGAAACAGGCGTACCAGGCGATGTTGATGGCGACGGTGACCACGACATGGCCGACCACGAAGCTGAAGTAGCTTATGTTGGTGCTGGTAGTGAAGGCGAACCAAGCGTTCCTGACAATCAAATGCCTAGCGATGGCGACGAAGAACCTAAAGAAGGAAATGAATTTTCTGGAGCATTAGCTAAAGCTAAAGAAGAAGGTAAAGACGAATTTGAAGTAGGTGGAAACACTTACCAAGTTGACGGTGAAGAAGAAACCAAAGAAGCAGTCGGTGATACAACAACCACACATAAAGGTGGTACAGTAACACAAACACCAACAGGCTTAAAGCATCAAGCAGGTTCCGGTGTTTATGGTGGTACAGAAACAGACGACGAAGAAGAAGATCGCAAGAAACAAATGGACAAAGAAGTTGAAGAGTCAACTGAAATTGCCCGCTTACGTCACCTTGCTGGTTTAGGCGAAGGTAAAAAGCCCGACTTCCTAGACGTTGACAAAGATGGTAACAAAGACGAGCCAATGACAAAAGCTATTGATGACAAAGAGGAAGAAGTTAAGGAAGAGGCTCCTGCAACTGATTCTATGTTTGGTCAAGGTGTTTTTGAAGGCGACGGAGAAGCAGAGGCTGCTCGCATTGTAGCACTAGCTGGTCTTGAAGAAGGTCGTTTAATGAACGCTCCTGATGGCACAAGTATGCCAGAACCACAAGAGTATACATTAATTAACAAGCTAGGCAAAGGTGCAGGCCACCGCGATTACGGTCAGAACCGTGCAAACAACCAAGGTGAAAACCCAATGGGTATGCACACAGCTGATATCGACAACGTCGAAGAAGCGTTCCAAGCCGCAATGGGCGAGTACAGAAAGTTTGTTGCTGAAAATATCAGCCGTAAGAAGTAATTAGGAGGCCTTAATGGCTCTCGAAAATACTTTTGTAAAGACACCCTTTCAAGTAGAAAAGTTCACGGACGATCAAGTCCGTGAGCTTGCCTTATGCGCTCAAGACCCCGTCTACTTCATAGACAACCACTGCTGGGTACAACATCCGGTTAAAGGTAAAGTCAAGTTTAAATTATTTGATTATCAAAAAGAATTAATTCACTGCTATCACGAAAATCGTTATAGTATCAACATGCTTGGTCGCCAAATGGGCAAGACTGCATGTGCGGCAGCTTACCTTGTGTGGCGTGCAATGTTCATGCCAGATCAAACTATTCTTATTGCCGCACACAAGTTTGCCGGCGCACAAGAAATTATGCAACGTGTGCGCTACACGTATGAAACATTACCACACTTTTTAAAAGCTGGTGCTACAAGTTACAACAAAGGTAGCATTGACTTTGATAATGGCTCACGCATTATATCAACTACCACAACAGAAACAACTGCTCGTGGTATGTCACTATCATTAATCTATCTAGACGAGTTTGCGTTCGTTAAACCGCGTATCGCTAGTGAGTTTTGGACTTCTATCTCTCCTACACTATCAACTGGTGGTAAGTGTATTATCACTTCTACGCCTAACCAAGATGATGACCAGTTTGCTCAAATCTGGAAAGAAGCTACAAAGAATGTCGATGAGTATGGCAACACTACTAGATTAGGTCGCAACGGCTTTGCAAGCATCAAGTTTATTTGGAGTGCTCACCCAGATCGTGATGAGGCTTGGGCAACAACCGAGCGTATTAAAATTGGCGAAGAACGATTCCTGCGTGAACACGAATGCGAATTTATTATTGCAGACGAAACGCTCATTAACTCAATGAAGCTGGTTACAATGGAAAGCAGAGACCCATCAGGCAAAATTGGTCAAGTTCGCGTATTCAAATATCCAGAACGTCATGCTGGTTACGTAATTGGTTGGGACCCAAGTTTAGGTACAGGCGGAGACCCGGCAGCTATCCAGGTGTTTAAATTACCTGAGCTAGAACAAATAGCAGAATGGCAACACAATAAAACAGATGTGCAAGGACAGCTTAGAACTCTTGTAGCTATTTTAAAATGGCTAAAAGATGAAACAGATGATACAGCAGAATTATACTGGTCAGTAGAAAACAATACAATTGGTGAAGCCGCTCTTATTAGTATTCGCGAATACGGAGAAGAACACATTCCGGGTACATTTGTACAAGAAATTCGCCGTGCTGGACAAAGTCGAGGCCGTAGGGGATTTAATACTGGACACAAAACTAAGATTACAGCTTGTATGCGTTTAAAGAATTATGTTGAAAGCGATAAGATGACAATTTACAGCCATAACTTATTGCGCGAACTTAAGAACTTTATTGCACGTGGGGCAAGTTTTGCAGCCAAAGATGGAGAAACTGACGATCTAGTTATGGCAACTATATTAGTATTACGTATGGTAGAAGTTGTTATGAGCTGGGACTCAAAAACATACGATAGGCTAGTAAATGCAGGAACAGACGAAATTTTAAGACCTATGCCAATCGGCTTCTTATAACTAAATACAATTATGGCAACAAAAGACGACTTAACAAAAGAAATTTCAGCCGCTGTAGCAGGGGTTAGCCACGACGCCAACTTTAAAGACGAAGATGGTAAAAGTACGCTAGACCAGACACAGGCTGTTTACCAATACCTACCTAAACAAGGGGTAATGGTTATGGTCAATCACGATAACAATGACGTTGAAGTTTGGTTTGATCCAGATAAAACTGACAGGGATTGGTTTATTGAAAAATTTGAACCAATGATTAAGTCAGTTGCTCGTCGTTACTTGTATGGTACAACAGTTAGAAGTTACGCTGGTGATATTGCTCCTAAGCAGATGAGCCACAGAACCGATGTACACGAAAGCCGTAATAGTTTAAAGATTAGCTATCACCCACTAGGCAGTACAAAAATTAGAGTAGCACACTCTAAAAGTGTTACAGAAGAAAAACCAGGCGCACGTAGTCGCAACATCAAAGCATTGTTCATTGAAAAAGATGGAGAACGTTTCCGTTTCCCATACAACCATTTGCTTGGTGCTCGTGTAATGGGACTACACGTTGAAAGTGGTGGCAAGCCATGGGATGATGTTGGTGCTAAGATTTTAGAAATCTCTCGTCGTCGCAAAGACATGATGGAACTGCTACGTTGGAGTAAGAAAGTTGAAGGCAACCAACAACTTGATGAAATTCGTAAACGCGGACAAGATGAAGTTATTATGCTTCGTCGCATGATGGAACGTGCCGCCCGAACAGGCGACTTATCTGGTGTAGTCGAATACAAACTTCCTACAAAAGATCCAGTAAGCGAACAGTCCTATGTAAATGAGGCAGTAAGCGAACTGGACAATGCGCTAGATAAACTTTTTAGTTAATATGTCTTGGAAAGCAACCGATATACCGGGCTGGATAACTCAAATAGACCTGGCAATATTAACAATAGTTTCCTCTTACGTTCCGCCTAATACAAAATTTGTTGAAATAGGATCGTGGGTGGGCCGCTCAACAACTGCAATCGCCGAAGGACTTGATCCATCCATTGAACTTCATGCAGTAGATATTTGGTCCACTGAAACCATACCCCCAAATAAATTAGATCGAAACACCTGTATGGCAACTAGTTATATGCCCTACAACAGTACGATATACAAAAATTATATAGATGCAATTGAAATTGCTAACAATGAAAATAGTTGGCAACCTGCCTTTTCTCATTTTGTAAAAAATTTAAATGTAGTAAAACATTGTTGTTCTAGCAATGATTTTCAAATACCAGAAGATTGGTCGGCAGTTTTTATAGATGGTGATCACTCCACGGAACAGTTACAAACTGACATTGTTAAATTCTTAAGGAATGACTATTTAGATTCAAAGCTAGTTTTTGGGGATGACTACTGCATAAACCATGCTAATACTGTGCCACAGGCTCTTTTGGAATCATTGAATCTTTTTGGTAATATACAAATGTATGCAAAAAGAAGATTCCTTATTCGATTTCCAAAATCCGAATTATGGTTTATGTGGCCGTCTAAAGGTTATTGGTATGAATGCTTACCATCCATATTTGATGAAGTTAATAACGCAGTGGCTAAAATAAGGTCCTTCACG